AAAGAAAAACCAGATAGAGAATTTAATTTTATACATGCAGTAGAACCTACAGAAGATTATATAAGAGTATTTGGTGCTGCTGATACAAAACTGCCTGTGCATTCTTGTCATATGTGTGTAGAAGACAAAATGATATTAAGAAACAGCGGTTATAATGAGATGCCTTATCTTGTACCTAGATGGGCAAAAGCAACAGGAGAAATATATGGTCGTTCACCATCTTACAATGCTTTACCAGATATTAAAACATTAAACAAAGCTGTAGAAATAGGACTTAAAGCTTGGGCAAAAGCTATTGACCCACCATTGTTAGTACAAGATGATGGTGTTATAGGTAGAGTTAGAATGACACCTGGTGGTATTACTGTTATTAGAAATGATGCTGCAGTAAAACCATTGCAAACAGGTACTAACTGGCAAATTACAGACATGAAAGAAAACCAACTGCGTACAGCAATTAGACAAGCTTACTATTCTGACCAATTACAATTACAAGACGGGCCACAGATGACAGCAACAGAAGTACAAGTTAGATACGAACTTATGCAAAGATTATTAGGACCTACACTTGGTAGATTCCAGTCAGAATTTTTAAATCCACTTATAGAAAGAGTGTTTGGTATTATGCTACGTAACAATGCTTTTCTACCAGCACCAGAAATTATACAAGGACAACCAATAGATGTTGAATTTATAGGACCATTAGCAAGGTCACAACGTATGGAAGAAGCAGTCGCAGTAGAAAGACTGTACCAGTTAGCAATGAATCTTGCACAAGCAGACCCAGGTGTATTAGATATTATAAATCATGATGTTGCAATAAGAATGCGTGCTGAACTACTAGGAGTTCCTAAGTCAGTTTTACGTGGTGAACAAGAAGTAGCTGGCATAAGACAGCAAAGAGCAGCCCAACAACAGCAAGCTGCACAAATGCAAATGGCACAACAACAAGCAAATGCTATGGCAAGTACTGCAAGAGCAACTAGAGATTTATCTGACCCACAAACAGCAGCGCTATTAGAAGAAGTAGGAGAGCAATAGTATGATAGACACGGAAGATGTCAACGATAGTATAGATAGAGATTACAAACTACTGAAAGGAGATTACTCAACCACTTTTAATACACCAGAAGGACTAAGAGTTTTAGAAGATTTAAAACATGCGTATTACCATCGCATATCATTTAGTCGCGACCCTTATGCAACTGCTTACAACGAAGGGCAGAGAGCAGTTATCATAAGAATAATCAACCTAATTTCTAAGGAGGAAAACAATGGCTGAAGAAACAATGACCACCGAGTCAACAGACAACCCTCAACCTACAGAACAAAATTCAGAATCTGTGTTAGGGTCTGGCAGCGTAGGTGATAATCAATCTGATTGGAAATCATCTCTGCCACAAGACTTGCAAGACGAACCAACTCTACAAAATTTTAACGATGTAGAATCGCTTGCAAAAACAGTTGTTCATCAACAAAAAGTATTAGGAAACAGAATACCTATACCAAAAACTGATGAAGAAAAAGTAGAATTATATTCTAAACTAGGAAGACCAGAAGACCCATCTAAGTATGAAGTAAATGTTCCAGATACACATTCTTCGTATTTTAATCCTACATCTTTAAATAATTTTAAGGAAGTAGCTCATAAAATAGGTCTTAATAATGAACAAGTCAATGCTTTAGTTGACTATCAAATATCTGAAATAGATGGACAAAAAGGTATACAAGAAGCAGCAATAGCAGCTGGCAAAGATGAAGTCGAGCAAAAACTCAAACAAGAATGGGGATATGACTATGATAAAAATTTAAAAGCTGCAATGCGCGCTATAAGTGTTTATGGTGACAATGACTTAAATGAGTTGCTAAACACAGAAGTAGGCAATCATCCTGCTCTTGTTAAATTATTCGCAAGGTTAGGTGCAGAAGTTACAGAAGACATGGCACAAAACACGACTAATAATACATTAGCTGTTAGTCCATTAGATGCACAAACAGAAATTGATAGAATAATGAAAGACAGTAATCATCCGTATTTTAAACCAAGTCACAAAGACCATGGAGCTGCAGTTGAGCAAATGCGACAATTGTACGAAAAAAGATATGGTAATAAATAATTTTGTGATATAATATCTTTACCAAATCTGCCCTTACGGATAACAGAAATGGTAGGCATGATGCCTATAAAATCCGTTAGATAGTAGCGTGTACTATAAGGTTTCCCTTTTAGGATAAAAACCGAACAAAATATTTTAGGAGGACAAATTTATGTCAGTACAAATTACTACAGCTTTTGTCGAGCAATATAAAAACAATGTTTTTCATTTAGCTCAACAAAAGGGTTCTAGGCTTAGAGAAGCTGTTAGAACAGAAACAGTAACTGGTAAAGCACATTTCTTTGAAAGAATTGGCTCAACAGCTGCACTGAAAAGAACATCAAGACATAGCGACACTCCGAGAGTAGATACACCTCACTCACGTAGAAAAGTTACTATGGATGATTATGATTGGGCAGATTTAATTGACCAAGAAGACAAAGTAAGGATGCTTATCAATCCACAGTCCGAATATGCACAAGCAGGAGCTTGGGCTATGGGAAGAGCAATGGACGATGCAATCATTGATGCTGCAAGCGGAAACGCTTTTGGTGGTGTTAGTGGTGGCACAACAGTTGCTTTACCATCAGGACAAAAAATCGCTCACGGCTCTGCAGGTTTATCAGTAGCTAAACTTATAGAAGCCAAAGAAATTTTAGACGCAAATAGCGTAGACCCAGAAGAAGCTAGGTTTTGCGTTGTTACATCTAAACAACTATCAGATTTGTTAGCAATAACACAAATTACATCTGCAGACTTTAACTCAGTTAAAGCACTTGTTCAGGGTGAAATTGATACTTTCATGGGATTCAGATTCATTAGAACAGAAAGACTAGATACTAATTCATCTAGCAACAGATTAGTTTTAGCATTCGCTCAATCTGGTATCGGCCTTGCTGTCGGCTCAGACATTCAAACAAGAATTTCTGAAAGGGCAGACAAAAACTACGCCACACAGGTATTCTTATCAATGACTATCGGTGCAACTCGTATCGAAGATGAAAAAGTTGTTGAAATAGAATGTACTGAGAGTTAATAGGAGGAATCAAAAATGGCAACAGCTAAATCAGTAGAGATTACAGCATTAGACGCATCGCCTAGAGAAGTCCTGGAAACTGGCAGTTTAGAGGGCAGAATGCGTGTAGCAAGTGGTACAATAGCAGCTGGAACAGGCGATATTGATAATGATGATGTATTAATGATGGTACAAATTCCATCTAATGCAAAAGTATTATCAATTAAACTATTCAATGACGATTTAGATTCTAATGGCTCACCATCATTGGCAGCCAACGTAGGTCTTTATTATGAGAATGGTACTGTTCTTGATGAAGATTGTTATGCAACAGCTATAACAACTTTACAAGCAGCAGAAACAACTGGAGCTGAAGTTGCTTTCGAGGCAAGAAATGTTAATGCAGTTTCTAACTTTGCTTGGGAAGATGGTGGTTTATCATCAGACCCAGGTGGAGCTTTAAGAATAGCTTTAACTATGTCTAACGCAGCAGCAACAGCAGCAGCTGGTGACGTAACACTTATCGTTACATATGTTGTAGACTAAAAACAACAATAGGGGGTAGTTTCGGCTACCCTCTGAGGATATTATGGCAACAGAAGTTTCAATATGTTCAAATGCACTTAGAAGATTAGGAGATGACCCTATAACTTCGTTGACAGACGATACAGAAAGAGCAAGACTTTGTAATGCTTTTTATGCAGATACAAGAGATTCTTTGTTAAGAAGTCATCCTTTTAATTTTTCTATTACTAGAGCATCACTTACACAATTATCATCAACACCAGCTTACGGTTTTGCATATCAATATGCTTTACCAACAGACCCTTATTGTTTGAGGGTGTTACAAATGGAGTATCAAGACTATATATTTAAAATAGAAAATCTTGCAACTGAAGGTAGAGTTTTGCTAACAGATGAAAGCACTGCAAAAATATTATATATAGCAAGAATAACAGACACAGCTTTGTTTGATTCTTTATTTACAGATACACTTACATCGTATCTTGCAGTCAAATTAGCATATCCTTTAACCAACAGTGTAAAATTACAGGAGCAAATGTATAAGCTGTATCAGCTTAAACTTTCTGAAGCAAGAAGTGTTGATGGGCAAGAAGGATTTATTGACGACCTTGTTTCAGATACATTTATTGAATTTAGAAAATAATGGCTAGAGTACATCCTATACAATCTAATTTTACTACAGGTGAAGTCACACCTAAATTAGCAGGTCAAGTTAATTTTAAAAAATACGACAATGCTCTTGAAACATTAGAAAATATGACAATATTTCCACAAGGTGGTGTAACACGTAGACCAGGTACAAGATTTGTTGCTGAAGTAAAAGATTCATCAGCAGTAACTAGATTAATACCTTTTGAATTTAATGTTACACAATCTTATGTTTTAGAATTCGGCAATAACTATATAAGATTTTATAAAGACAACGGACAAATTACAGAAGCAGACAAAAGCATTAGCAATATTACACAAGCAAATCCAGCTGTAGTTACAGCAAGTTCTCATGGTTTTAGCGATGGCG